CTGGAACATATGCAACAGGGACAATTCCTACAAATGTTAGTGAGCTTACAAATGATACGGGATTTATAACAACCTCCGCACTTGGCGGTTATGCAACTACAACTGCTTTAAACGCAAAAAACAGCGTTCATGTTGGAAATTCTGCACCATCTGGCACGCCAGTTCATGGTGATCTGTGGTATTATCCCCCTTATTTTAGGTATTACTATTGGAACACTAATGTGTCTCCAGCAGCTTGGACTGCTGTCGGAATTGTAGCAGACTCAATTACAACAACTTATCTTGCTGCAATTGAAATCAGTGCATCACGAATTACAACGGATGAACTAGACATTCAAAGGTTGCCGGGTCTTGTTAACATGGCTAGTCAGGCATATTCTTTTACAATTAATGACGCTGGCACAGTATCATCTAGCTCAACACGAACCACGCTCTCAGGCACAACGTCTGGAAACAAGATACTTGTTATGGGTACAGTAAGTGTTTTCTATGGTACAGTTTCTCTATTTATTTCAAATAGTGTAAGTGGTGCAAGTACTTCAATTCCATCAAGCGGTGGCATCACTGCTCAATCTAGCGCGTCTGCTACTTATACAACTTTCGGCGCTGGTACAGCGACAGGCACTAGCGCAAGTTACGGAATACAAGTAATTCCGGGCGGTAGTAGCAGCACAACCAGAACTTATACTATAACGACTACTGTTTTAGAGTTTGAAAAATGATAACTGTAATTGTTTATGAAACGGAAAGCAAAAAGGTAGTCAGCAAGCTTACTGTGACAAATGAGGAAGCAATAGCTGATAATATTAAAGACGGACAATCTTATATTGTCGGAGAAATTGAGGTAAACCGTCTTCAATATGCGACTGTTGTAGATGGTAAAGTAGACTATTCTAAAACAGAAGATGAACAAGATTTAGAAGAGAAGACCGCTGATTTTCGGGCTGTAAGAAACGCTAAACTAGCAGAAACTGATTGGACGCAAAGTGATGATAGTCCGTTAAGCACAAGCGAAAAAACTTCTTACCAACAGTATAGACAGATTTTGAGAGATATGCCGCAACAGTCGGACTTTGATGCTCTCAATCCAGTATGGCCTACAGTGCCATAAATTGAGCACTGTGCTCACAATTAACCTTACATTGGCATTTGCCATATTTTTTTAAAACGAAAGGAAGCTAACATGGCTACTCTTAATGACCGCGTTTTTGACAACGGTTTAGGAATTTTTAGTTCTGAGGCCAATAGAATAGACGTAACTTCTCAGGAAGCAACAACCTATGCAGAAGCGACAAGCACTTATACGCTAGGAAACTCTACGTCTCTTTCTGTAGGCTCACCAGCTGATAGATCTGGTGGTGGCAGAGAAGTTACAGCTGGCGCAATCTCAGACGGTAGTATTACAGGTAGTGGCACTGCTTCACACTATAGTATTGTAGATACAAGTAACAGTAGATTGCTAGTTACAGGAAGCTTGTCAGCGTCTCAGTCTGTAACGTCAGGAAATACATTTAGTCTTGCCAGTTTTACAATAGGCATACCAGATCCATCATAGGTTTTTCTAAATGTCAGAACATCATACATTTGAAGTCAAAAAAGATGAACACGCTAAATCTATAGAGAAAAAAGACTTTGGCGTGGATCAAAAAAAATCTGAAAAAGACACTAAAGGTAAAGGTTAATTACGATGGTCACATTAGCAGATAGAGTCCGTGTTACTACCTCAACAACCGGTCAAGGTACTGTCACTTTGGGGTCTGCTTCTAGTGGCTATCAAACCTTTGCAGCTGGTGGAATTTCAGACGGTGACGTGGTGAGATATGTTATTGAGGATAATTCAGGCGCAGCTTTTGAAATTGGCACTGGCACTTATACTCATGCGTCATTACAATTAACCCGTAATTTAAGTAGTAGTTCTACTGGCTCACTGCTTAACCTCAGTGGGTCAGCTGTTGTTTTTATTTCTCCTTCAGCAGCTGACCTAGAAGTAAATGGAGCGTATGAGGCAACTAGCTTTACAGCAACAGCAAATCAAACTGCTTTTACTGGAACGTTTCACAGTGCAAATGCAGCAGTATTTTTAAACGGTGTATTGCTGAAGCTTACAGCGGATTACACAATTAATTCAACTACAGTCACGCTAACTTCCGGTGCAGCAGCTGGGGATATTCTAACTGTTTCAGAATACGGATTTCCAAACAGTAATTTTAAATCATTTCTTAATACTTTTACGCTACCAACTTCTGACTCTTCTAGCGGTCACGTACTGCAAACAAATGGGTCTGGGGTTCTTTCTCTTGCTGCTGCTAGTGGAAGTGGTGGTGGCGTAACAACTTATGCAACTGCGGCTGACTTGCCTCTATCCGGAAACACCGCTGGAGACTTAGCATATGTTACAGGAAATAATAGATTTTATATCAGTAATGGGACTGGATGGTATTCTATCAGTTTAGTGAACACTAATCCGTCTATAACTAGTGCTCAAGATGCAAGCGGTAATTCAACACCATTTTTTCTTTCTACTGATGGAAGCGCAACCGTAATTACAATAACTGCTAGTGATCCAGAAGATATACCACTATCTTTTAGCCATGCCGTCACGTCTGGTTCGTTAACTAACGGCGGTGGAACTACTGCAACAGTGGTGCAAGGTACTGGTGCTGATACAAACAAATTTACTATTACACCGACTACTAATCAAACTTATGCCGGTCAATTTACTATTACTTTTACTGCATCAGATCAAATAAATACTGGAACATCAGTCGCTGTATTTTCGCTGCAATTTAGCGTAGCAAATTCAAGATTTACTACTAATTTAATTACAACGTCAGGATCAACTGGAAATAATAATACAATTACTGACGGCTCAACTACAGGTCATACAATCACAAGGGGTGACAACCCACTTCAATCTACATTCTCGCCTTATCGTGTCGGCGGCTATAGTGTTTATCCCGGGCAAAGTAATGGCTCAAAACTTTCTTTTGCGGATCATACAGATTTCGCAATTGGTACGGGTGATTTTACGCTAGAGTTCTGGATGTTTATTCCTGACGCGGATAGCACTTGGCAACAATTGGCGGCGTCAAATGGGTCTAGTAATGAATTTCAACTTTATAAAGATAGCGGTGATCCAGAATTAAATTGGTACGGTGGCGGTTCAAGTTTACTCTTAACGTCCGGTGCTAATCTTACAGACAATAGCTGGCATCATGTAGCGGTTGTTAGAAGTAGTGGCACTCTGAAAATCTATGTTGATGGTACGGAAAGAGGATCAGTTTCTGACAGCAATAGTTACACTACTGGTGCAGCTATTCATGTTGGACAAAGTGGTTCATCATATAGAGTTTATAGTTACATACACGATTTTAGGCTAGTAACTAATGCCGTATATAGTGGAAACTTTACAGCACCATTGTCATCTCTCAGTGCAATTTCTGGAACTGTGTTACTGGTAAAATGTGAGCCGTTTGTCAAAGATGCTTCAACTACAGGACATAGCCCAATAATAGATGAAGAATTAGAACTTGTCGGATCTACGCCTTACGATAGAGAAAGTTATTCTGTTAGTTCGCATAGTGGAAGTTATAAATTTGATGGGAGCGATGACCTTCTAAGTGTTGCTGACCATGCAGATTTTGACTTTGGCACTGGTGATTTTACCTTTGAATTTTGGGCTTATTTTAATGATGCTGGGGGAACTTGGGAGTCATTAATGAGTTCAAATTACTCTGGCACTGGAAGCTTTAGGGTATACAAAAAAAGTGGCACTGGTGAAATACAGTTTTATTATAATAAAAACTCTAATTCTCAAACAACGTCAGGGGCGCAACTTCATAAGGGGTGGAATCACATTGCTATGGTTAGAAATAGCAACGTGCTTCAAACCTACGTTAACGGTGTTTCTAAGGTTTCTACATCAAACGTAACTACAGATATAGACACTGGCGCACAAATTAATTTTGGCGGCAACACTGGAGAAAGTAGTTCTTATCCTTTTGACGGTCATATGACTGACATAAGATTAGTAAAGAGCGCAGTTTATACAAGCAATTTTACACCACCTACAGAACCACTTACAGCCATTTCTAATACTTCATTATTACTTAGTGGCGATGAAGCAAGAATAATTGATAAGGCACAAACGGCTACTGATTTACAGGTATTTGGCAACGCTACATCAAGCTCTACAGAAAAGAAATACGCAGCAACCTCCATGTATTTTGACGGTAGTGGTGATTATCTTACTTACACTATGCCCAAAGCTATACTTACTAGTAATTTTACGTGTGAAGGTTGGGTAAATTTTAGTGATCTTAGTGCCAACAGAACGATGTTTAGAATTGGTAGTGCACAGTTTTTCTATAGATCTGGTGATAGTCAAATGGCTTTATATACCCCTACTGCTGGGTCAATCCTCTTAACAGCAGCGCCCTCCGTGGATACGTGGTATCATTTTGCTTACGTTAGATCAGGTACTGCTATTACTTTATATTGGAACGGTACTAGCACTGGTACTGGATCAACTGCTTATTCAATTGCTGATGATGTAATGGTTGGTGGATGGACTAGTAGCTCTGAAATGATGAACGGCTACATAGAGGACTTACGCATAAGTTATTCAGCGCGTTATTCATCTAACTTCACTGCACCTTCTGGCAGCTATCAAGGGTAATCTTATGTCAATATCTAGAAATCTAGCAACATTTGCTCAAAAAATTCCTAGTGATGGAGAGGCAGCAGTAGGCTTTATAACGGTCACTGTTGCAAATGAAGGAAGTGGCAATAAATATTATTTTGATGGAACATCACAGCAAACGGTTTCGTTGGCAAAAGGTGTGACCTATCGCTTTGATACAAGCGACTCGTCTGTAAGTGGACACCCTCTAAGATTCAGTACAACATCAAATGGAACACATGGCGGGGGTTCTCAATTTACAACAGGAATTTCAACTGTTGGAAGCGCCGGAAGTGCTGGTAGTTATGTTGAAGTCCAGTTAGAGCAAGATGCGCCAGATCATTTATATTCATACTGTCAGTATCATTCTGGGATGGGTGGATTAGTTAAAACTGCTCCAATTGGTGATGCAAACTTTGCTGCTTTTGCAAACACTTTCACTTTCCCAACAAGCGATGGTAGCGCGGATCAGGTTTTAAAAACTTCTGGATCAGGTACATTAAGTTTTACAGATGTAAGTTCTGGCGGTGGAGGCGGTTCGCTTACTGCTACCGCGTCCGGTACTTTGGCAAATGGTGACAAGGTTATTGTTAATAGTAATGGCACTGTCAGTAAAGTTGGAGCAGTAACAACTTCTCAATCTGCTTCTCTTGGCACAACGGTTCAATGGAATGATGGTACTGCTAATAATGTGACCGCAGTTTTTGACCCTGATAATTCAAAAGTAATAGTTGCTTTTGTAGAAAGTAGCGTTTCAAAAGTTATTGTCGGTGAGGTTAGTGGAACGTCAATCAGCTTTGGTTCTGAGGTTACGTTTTATAATGATAACTCCTCTCACATAAGCATGGTGTACGATACAGCAAATAACAAAGTTGTTATAGTTTATGTGAATGATGATACATATGGTGCTGCAGTTGTCGGAACGGTAAGCGGCACATCAATGAGCTTTGGGTCAGAAGCCATTTGGCTGTCTAGTCGGGCAGATGATGTAGAAGCTGTTTATGACTCTGCTGCTGGTGCAGTAGTTATTGCATTTCAAGATTTTGATAACTCATATCATTGTAAGGCTATTGCTGCAACTGTAAGCGGAACAAGTCTTACCTTTGGGTCAGCCATTACGATAAATGCAGCTAATACTACGTATATACGAATAGGATATGACTCAACGAATAGCAAAAGTGTTGTTGCGTTTAGGCAGTCAGGTGGTAAAGCGGCTGTAGTAAGTTGTAGTGGTACTACTCTTTCTGTAGGTACATCGACTACATTTAACAGTAACAACGGAAGTTATCCAATGGACGTTGTTCATGATCCTAATGCTGGTAAAACAGTAATTTTTTATCATGACCAACAAAATAGCTATTATGGATATGGCATAGTAGGAACGGTTAGCGGTACAGGAATTAGCTTTGGAATTGCGACTCAATTAGATTCCGCACGTTCTAATAGAATTGGTGCAGTATATGACGATGATGCTCAAAAAATACTTGTAGCCTATACAGATTATGAGCACTCAAACACTGGGGCTTATAGACTTGGAACAGTTAGTGGTACTGGAATCAGTTTTGGTAGTGAAACAGAATTTCACGGTTATGAAGTACAAACAGGATATATTACAGTTGGAACTGTTTTTGACAGTACAAATAATGTAGTTGTACTTGCATTTAGAGGGCGTGATTCATCAAATGCTGTAGATGGATATGCAAGAGTTTTACAAAATGCCGCTACGACTTCTACTACAAACCTTACCGCAACTAATTTTATTGGTATATCAGATGCTGCATATAGTGACGGCGCAACAGCTACTATTCAGATTGCCGGCGCTGTAGACGATGCTCAATCAAGTTTAACAGCTGGTCAATTATATTATGTGCAAACAGATGGTACTTTAAGTACTAGCGCCGACAACCCTTCAGTTATTGCCGGCACTGCAGTCTCGGCGTCTAAGCTTATAATCAAGGGCTGATGTTAGTCCCTGGCAACAAAACCCATAAAATCAATGGCTTAGGTAAGTTAAGGAGTAAAAATAATGAAAACGATAGTAAAAAATTTGGATAATGTTTCAAAGTTTTTAGTAGATGATAATGACATTATAGAGGCAACGACAACTAATATTACTATCGGCAACCCGGCAAAAACTGTTGTATGGGATCTAAACGATGAAAGCACTACAGTTTATGCCAACGTTACAAATGCTCCTGATGATTGGAAGGGAAGTAAATATTGTTTTGACGGAACAAACTGGACATCTAATCCTAATTGGTCAGCCCCAGAAGATAGTGAAGAGTAAGAGAAATAGATGCTAGGGTTTGCACCTCTCGCTAAAATTACACTTGCTGACGATGGTGTAGTTGAAAGCGCAGAACAAAGTCTGACAGCAAATAACGTTGCTTCTGGCGCTCCAAGCGTTGCGACTCCAGCAGTTACACAAGTTCATTCACTGACAGCTGCAAACGTAACGACAGGTGTTCCCACAGTCGCTAATTCTACTGTTACTCAAGTACATTCACAAACAGTAACAAGCATTGTTACCGGTTCGCCACAAATCGGCTCACCGACTTTCAATCAAGATCAATCATTACTCTGTCAGAACGTTGCAGCTGCACCACCTAGCATTAGTGCATCTACAATTACGCAAGTTCACGGCATAACACCAACTTCTATAACTTCTGGCGCTGTAGCTGTTTCAAGCGCTAATATGGGTGAAGCGGAAACTTTTGTAGCTAATTCAGTTTCTACTGGTGCAGTTTCTATACCCTCAATCTCATTTGCAGCAGATAATAGCCTTACAGCAACAAGCGTTGTTTCTAGTACTCCTGTTGTATCTACAACTACTATTGTCGGTAGTCACGCTCTCACAGCTTCTAATTTGTTGCTAGGAACACCCCTAGTATCTTCTACCCCATTAAACGTAAATCATCCGTTTACAACAGCAAATATCGTTACCGGTAATCCTGTTATAAATAATGCAAACATGGCTGAGTTTGAGACGTTTACAACGTCTGACTTAGCAGCTGGAGAGCCACAAGTAGGCTCACCAATTTGTAACACGAATACTGAATTTGGCGCATTTCTATTAGTATTGCCGCCAACTGTAGGCACACCAAGTATTGCAATAACGAGCAACTTTGCTGCTGAAAATATTGTTGCTGCTGCACCGGTAATTTCTAATGCTTCTTTAACAATTGAGCCTTACCCTCTCACTGCTGATAGTATAGCAAGTGGCGCTGTGGCTGTTGCACAGTCAACTATTTCACAGACACACGCTTTTACAGCTAATAATGTAGTAACAAGCGCTGTATCAGTTCCAAGCGTAGGTATGGCTGAGGCTGAAACATTCCTCGCTGATGCTGTTGTATCTGGCACACCAGCGGTTGCTACAGTCGTACACACTCAAAATCACGAACTCGGCGCGTTTTTCATTGGTGCAAGCCCGGTAATAGCTAATGTTGAATTAACTGAAACTGGTGACTTAACTGCTAACAATGTATTAACTAACAATCCAAGCGCGTCTGATGTTAGTTTTACACAAACCCACAATTTAACAGCAAGCAATGTTGCAACAGGCGCAGCTGTTATTTCTCAAGCTGTTTTAACACAAAATCATAATCTACAAACTAGTAATGTTTTGGCTGGTGCTGAGGTATCTGCACTACCACTAATTCAAAATCATAGCCTGTTAGCTACAAGCGTATTAACTAGCGCTCCAGCGCTTCCTAATGATGTTCGCATTTTACCATTTAATGAGGACTTATTAGCAAGCAATATTGTTACTGGCGCTCCAGCGGTTAGCTCAACAGTCTTTGCACAATTCTTAGGTATTATTGCATCTAATGTTGAAACAGGTGCTCCAGCAATTCCTACAATAATTTTTGATGCTGGTATACCTCGCGTAGTAGATTCAACTGCTTCTAGTAAAAATGGTGCAGAGCTTTCTACAGCTTCTACGAGAAATTCAGTAACAGTTTTTAAGGTGTAAAAATGGCATTTAATATAAAGCAAAATGATACCTCCCCAGAAATCGGAGCAGTCTTAAAAGATGGTAGCGGTAATGCAATTGACCTCACAGCAGCTTCTGTAAGGTTTCATATGAAGCGTATAGGAGCTACAACGGCGTCAGTTACCTCAGCAGCTACTATTGTTAATGCAGATGCTGGATCGGTCAAATATGTTTGGCAAACTGGTGACACTTCAACGCCGGGAAGTTTTCAAGCTGAATTTCAAGTGACTTTTGTTAATGGCTCTATAGAGACGTTTCCTAATGACGGGTCTATAGCAATAGAAATTACACCTGAGTTAGCTTGATGACTGATAAAAGAACAGTCTCAAGCGCTCATGAGCGTATAGATAAACTTGATATGAGCTTGTTAGAACTCTCTACAATCGTAAAGCTTCAACACAAGGATTTATACGGACGTATTAAGCTTATCCAGAATATAATTATTGGCGCTAGCGGTGCTATAATAATTATGCTGGCTACAGTAATTACAAGATTGAGCTAGTCGTGCTTGATCCATTAACCATTGTTGCGTCTATAACTGGCGCTTTAAAAGCTGGCAAACAAATCCACCAATGCGCTAAAGAAATTGGTCAGTTTTTTGATACTTGTGACAATGCAAGACGCGCACATTCTAAAAAACGTAATTCAGTATTTGCAAGCGCAAATCAAGAAGCGCTCTCAACGTGGGCTGACGTCCTTGCCGCGAAGGAAGCTGAGGAGGAATTAGAGCTATGGGTTCGCAATAATAAGGGGTGGTCAGCATGGCAATTGATGTTGCAGATCCGTAAAGAAGTTAAAGAAGAGCGTAAAAAACAAGAAGCTCTTGCAATTAAAAGACGCGCAGAACAGCAAGAAGCAGCGTTGACAATTGCCGTTGTTTTATTAGGCGCTGTAGCGTTATTCGGTGGAATGTATTTATTCTTTGTCTATATGGGCTGGGTTTCTTTATAAAATAAAAGAAACCGTGCAGTGTGCGCTACACGGTTTCTGACCCAAGTATGTATAGAAACTTAAACTACAATCCTCGCAACTCGAAAACAAAGATAAAGAAAACGCGCTGGAAAACCTGCAAAACAGCGCGTCCTCTTTGGTAGCACAAGCCCTAACAAGAACTTGAATATAAAACTTACAGAAATTTTCACAATACGACACAAAACGAACACATGTATTTGATGCAATGGAAGCGTAAATACGTGCTCTATTCGGCAACGGGCTACGTGCTGATGATTACAAAAGATTTAAGAGTAATTCGACATTTAGTCAGGAGTTTAAAAAATGAATGAGCTAATTCCAGATAAAAAAGCTTATCAGCTAAACAAAAGAATCATGGCTTATCTAGCAATGCTGATGATGTTTATAGTTACTATTGCTACTGTTATATGGCCTAGTCAAATGGCTGAAGCTGATAGCGTGTTAATGGCGCAGTATCTAGCTCTGTCAGGTCTTGTTGGTGCTTATTTTGGCTTCTCTGCAAAGTCTAATAGCAGCACTAAGATAGAGGCTAAAAGCTGATGTTGGGTTTAGTAGAAAAATTAATTCCTACAGTAAGTAATGTTCTTGACAAGGTTATTGAGGACAAAGATCAGAAAGCTAAACTAGCGCATGAAATCGCTACAATGTCGGAAAAGCTTGCTGCTGAAAATGCTGCACTACAGGCGCAAGCAAACGTAGAAGCTAGCAAGCACCCTAGCCTTTTTGTGGCTGGAGCACGTCCAGCTATCCTTTGGTGCTGTTGTCTAGGCTTATTTCTGCAATTTTTT